GCTACTTCTTGAGCCGTTGGTTTAGGTGCCTTTGGTTTCTTCACTTTGTTCTCTCCAGATATTTGTATAACTGAAACGGTGTCCAGATGAATGGTCGGTTAATGCCTAGGATCTGTTTTGCATGTCCCACGCATGTATTGAGCATAAATAACGATTGCCTTGTGGTCTTACGATCGATTTTAACAATGATAACCTCCTCGATTTTATCCATTTGTCGATCGATAGTAAACAAGTCCACATAGTGCACGGTCTTGGCGTATATGATCCATCGGCCTCTATCTGCTATGGCGATGTAGCAATGTTTGATGAATGGGTGCAGGAATCTTGACCACCAATGGCCGGAGTCATTCGTGAATACGACATAAGCGTCAGAAGACACTGAACCGAACCTCAGCCTGTCTTGGTTGTGGTCTATGTCCTGATACCATTGATTCTTGCCAGCCTAATGCTAGGGTCTGTAGTGCATCGGCACCATGTGATGCCCAATCGTGTACAGGTGTATCCTTGAAGACATTACGTTTCTCGTCGAACTCGCGGTGATAGGATGCAATACAGTTGAAGCCGTGCTCGGTCTTGTCTTCATCAAACCAGAATCTAGGGAACATCCGACGGATGGCTTGGATACCTTCGGCCTTAGTCCTTGGCCTTTGTACTGTTCGGAAGCTAATGCCCATCTCTCGTGCTACTTCCTTTCTGCTACGGCCAGATGTAAGCTCCCTGACTTCGATATCATGCGGTGCTAGATGCTGGCCTAGCATGACGTTATTGGTCGAGGCGTATTGATTGAGCCATTGGATATAGTGCTCCATGCCCTTGCCGTTGTTCTCATAGTATCCAATGAGCCGTATCTCTTTGCCTATGGCCTGAAACAACCAGATGCTCATAGAGTCGCTTATGCCTAGATCCCATGCGGTGTGTACCATGAGACTAGGTTCAATCGGCAGCCTTGTGACCCGTCCTTGATCCTTAGCCGTTGCTATCTGATCGGCAAAGTATGCCCCTGCAATCTGTGCCTCAAATGATCCGTAGAATTCTTGCTGGATCAGTGCCTCTTCCATCCCTTCCAGTCGTTCCTGTTCGATAATGTCCGGTGATATGACCGGAGTACCATCCGCTCGCTTGGTGTCCTTGACCGTTAGATTCTGGCAGAACCATTCATTGCTAGACTTGGCCATTTGATAGAGACTGTGCCCGTGATTCTTGCCTCGTGGAGTGTAGATAAAGACAGCCCAACCGCCGTTCTCAGCTAGTATCGGCCTGATATAGCCCCATGCATTGGGATCGCATAGTGACCATTCATCGAACACCACTCCGACCGGATTACTACCGACTAGGTTGTTGTAGTTGTCCGAGCCTGTTAGCTGCCAAGTAGACCCATTGACCAGTTCTATAACCATTTCCTGTGCACTGGTACGCTTTCGGATCTCTTTAGGAAAGACTTGATCGAGGATAGGTCTACCCTCTGAGTCTATACCGCTCCAGATAGCCTTCCTCGCTTGTGTTTGATGGGGGAATAGGTGCCAATATGTGCCGACACGTTTAAACATCTCTTTGGCTGTAAAGTTTAGGGTAGCAGATCCTTTGCCAGCCCTACGATGCCAGACACAAACGGCCCTTTTTACCCCGCTATCCATAGCCCTAAAGAAGTCTATTTGATGCGGTCTAGGCTCCCACTGATAGGGAATGGATATCTCAGGCATTCTTGAAGTCTGAGACCGTTATCTGTAGATCACCGCCACCTTCGCCGCTAATCTCTACCGCTTTCACGTCTGGCAAATACTTGCTAATCAACTTCATTTTGATTTCAGCCGCAGCTTTAAGCCTAGTCACTGCTACAGGGTCTAATTCAGACTCCAGCTCAGCGATTTTATTAGAAATCTCAATGACTTGTTGAACAGTGCACTTCTTAGAAAGCATCTCTCTCAATGCTTCCTGTCGTTCTGCTCTAACCTTATGTGCTCTTGTTGCTGCCATGGTGTTTACCCTTACCAAAGATTCTATCCCATCCTGATTGATAGGCCGCATTAGAGGCCGAATTGTACCGTCTAGCATGGCTACCTTTTCCGCCATGATCCCATTCTGGAAAGTGACGGTTAACTGTTTCTTTATCTAGTTTATTCCGATGGTCTGGCACGTTTCACCCTATTTTTACCGATATATTCTATTCAGGAATATGCTTATTCTAACACGATATATAAAAATGTTTTACATTGATTTTGATATATGCGATCGTCTGTAACCAGTGACATTCATTATAACTTAATTAGTAGGTAAATACACATGACAACAAAATATAACATTTATGAGATATACATAGAAAAAATTATTGCGGGTCAAGTCGTAGACGACATTTTGTCAATCGTCGCTTTAAACCGTAAAGACGCCGAATCCTTCCCGTTTTTTCATTCAATCATCATGATCGAAGGAACGATGGGTGACGATAGGTTTGCAGTTTTAAATTCTGGATTACCTACAACTAGTGCAGTTAGAGCGTCCATTATAGGCATGGCGGCTTAACAACCGCCTTCGGGTCTACCAGTTAGGGACTGGTACTGAAGAGGCCATAAGGCCGAAACCCAAACAGCAAGGAGTTACACCAATGAGAATCACTAGAAAATTCTTAGAAGCAAAAGTCGCATATCTTAACCAATACCTAGGCCAATCAACCGAGGCATGGACAAAGCAAGCCGACGGAAGATATCGCGCTAATGTTGGCACCTACGTGCTAGACCATAACTCAATCTATGGCGGGTATTGTCTTAACCGTATCTGCACCGAGGGCGGCGGACAGTCGCATGCTATCGGATCTAAGCGCGTTCCCGCTTCACAAATGGCTGATCTTATCTCAGCATTTCTTGAAGGTATGCGCTTGCAAGATGAAAGGCTAAATCAAGAATACGCAGAAATCGCAAACCGTCTGGAAGGAGGCATTGTCTACAAAGACAACATCTATATTACAGCTTAAACCAATCAATCAAGGGGATTATATTATGACCAACTACAAATACGCATTAGGCAAGATCAAGGCCACTCAAACCCTTGAGCAACTGGATAAAGTCGAGGTATTGCTTACCCAGTTATATAACGCTGGATTTCTAACGATCAAAGAGTTTGGCCGATTAGATGACAAACTGGTAGATCATTCACTAAAACTTGAGGGCATTATAGCATGAACTATGACGACGAAATCAGCGCCGACGATATCTTGACTGCAGCGGGCAAGTACAAAAAATATATCTCAGGAATTGACTACTTCGACCAAGAATACATGGTTTGGCTCAAAGATGGCTACCAAATCGCAAACTATAACAGCACCATTTGGGTCATGGATTCAACAAAAGAGGAACTCGACACATTTGCAAGCATCATTGGATCTATCGAAAAAATATCACAACAGAGGGCGACAGCATGAACCGACTGACCAAAATATGTATTGCCGTGGCAGTAGTCGCGGCTCTACTGTGGATCTCAAGCGAGGATTACAACCACGAAGTAGAAACGTTCAACCAATACGTCGAGAACGTGTGCGCTGGATATCATCCAGACTATGACAACGTGCAACCAAATTGCGAGGGCAAATAATGAGCAAGACGGAGTTATACGAATTTATATGCGAAATTAGCTGTAGAGTAGCCGACGATGACGATTATGAGGATGATTTGCTGCCACAGTTTGAGGAATTATTAGCATTTATCGAAGGGGGTATTGTATGAGACCAAGCCGCAACGAGATACTCCAAGCATGGTTGACGCTGGTCAAGATCAAGGAATATTACGATCACGACCGCCTAGACTCATGGGATCGGCAACAAATATTCGATGTGCTGAGGATACTGGATCAACTACAACAGGAGATGTGCCATGTGGAAAGATAAACTTTTGGTGCCTAGATACACAGGCGGGGCGATGATAATTGCCTTCTGTTTGGGCTACATCATAGGCGCAATGCTTATGTGACTACCAAGACGGCTTCTTAGGGTCAGCCTTTGGAGCCGTTTCCCTTTCAATCAAGATCTCGATGTAATGCGCTGCCTTCCTGAGATCTTCAACTCCGCCTTTATCACGCCACCTAGAAATATATTTCACCACCGCATGTTCACAGATTCCCAAATCGTTCGCCAATGCATACTCCAATGGCTGAATCATCATGGTCTTGTAATGGTTGCCCCCACACTGCCGATCAAGTGCGCTCATACTAACTCCTGAATGTTTGCCTTCAATCTTCCCTGTTCCCCGTACAATTTGTGGAGGATTACGCAAGTCATACTGCGAGAACTGGCATAGCCAGCACCAGCGTGCCAGGCGTCTGCGGGTGCGAGGATGTTCCAAGATTCGAACAACGCGCCGCCATATTCCTCCTGATTTTTGTGGTGTATGTGGCCTGTCCATACAAAGGTGTGGTCGCTCTCTCCCCATTCTTGCCTCAAATTACTGACGATTGACCCGTGAAGATTGGACATTTTAATCCGATCTCCATGGTGCGTCACGACTAGATTCTTGCCCCATTGCCACCAGATAAACTTGCTAGCATTGTCAAATACTTTGACCCGTGGATCATCCTCAAAATACAGTCTCATAACTTCATTCAACCATAAGGCCGCATCAGGATCATGGTTGCCTCGGACATTTACAAGCCAGACTTGGTTATGCTTCTCAAGCATACGTAATACCGTACGCTTTATCACATTACTGGCAGCGCGTATGGTCTTGGAGTATCGACCATCACTATCGAGCAAGTGCTTGGAGTTAGGCGTTGAACTGGTGCTATCATTGATGTGCATGAAGTCGCCCAAGTTTACTAGAACTCCAACTTCACAGGCGGGGCACGATGAGACTAGACGATCAATAGCATTTTCTAAAATAGTTTGGCTAATCTTGACATCATAGTCATCACCCATCGTTTCAGAGTGATGAGCAAGCATCCCAAGATGATGATCCCCAACAATGTAAGCAGCCATAAGATCACTATCAGTGCTTGCAGGCGGGTCTGTGGGGGCATGTAATCCGGTGACTTCATCTTTGAAACCCTCCACAAATTCTGCGATTAACTCCTCTAGCTTTTGCTTTTCTGGCTCTTGTATGTGCCACTGTAGAACGATCTCATTGTCCATGTTATAGGCAGTAGAGACTCGCTTGGTGGTAAATCCTGGTGCTGTCTGGCGATTCAGATTGTAATCTGGTGCCATCCCTGACAGTGCAGCTTTCCGATGCACTGCTACGATGCAGGCGCTAATTCTTTTCGGATGCCTGCCAAGTTTTTCTGCTATGTCTTTTTGCGGCATGCCAGTCATGTGCATCTCAATGACTTGTCGCTGATGGTCAGTGGTGCAAAACTGTAAATGATGCTCGGTGCTTCTAGGATTCATCTTCACTATCCGGTAGCGAGCAGAATATATTAGCAGCCATGTACAGGCGACCAATGACTGAGGCGATTGATTCAGGGTCAGATGAGAAGGTGCCAGGCATTTGCAAATCAAAGAATTCTTGATGCTCGGTGACTATTACAGCACCGGAAATATCGCCAGCTTCAACTTGCTCAAGCAGACCGCGCAGAACATCACGGACTTGCTCAGCATTCCTATCTAGGATCGAGACGTCGCCCATTTCTTATTCAACGATTGGTACTTGACAAGCATCTCTTGCAGATCCTCTATCGTATATTTCACAGGATCATGCGGCCCTTCTAGCCACTCAACCCGCTCTAACCCTATCTTTTTCAATAAGTTTGACCGATATTCTGATAAATTACCAGACTTATAGTTATTGCAAACTGAGCATTGTTTGTGACAATTATCTTCTTCAAATCGTAGAGCAGGATGACCGCCTACTGTCTTGTAATGACCAGCATGGTACTGGCCAGTGTGATGGCGACCGCAGGATATACATGGATCTTTGCTGTCTCTGTTCCTAATGTACTTATTGAACTCGGTTTGACACCGCCTCATCCAGTAGGATCTGTCTCGCTTGGCTTCTCTGACTTCTGACTTCTGAATTCTAACTCTTTCTTTCTTGCCCCACGCGACAAGGCATTTAGTCTCATTACACGTCTTCTGAAATGATGTAAATTGCGGCGTAAACCTTTCCCCGCAGATCCTACATTTCTTGGCCATGTCACCTTCTAACCTCGGTCAACTCGAAACCTTGCTCCCTCAAGTGTCGCTCAACCATATCTAAGAACTCGCTATGCTGCTTGATATTCATTAGAGATGTTACCTCGAAATCAAATGGCTCTACCATGAAGGACAACTTCTGTTCATAGCTGTACGGTTTGACCCTGCTATCATACACTGCCTTAAACTTCTCGCTGTCACGTCGCAGGATTGGTATACCAAAATGAAGTTTACAATAGGCACGATACTCCCACGCCTTCATGTCGCCCTGCTTCTCACAGTCTCGATACCACTTGTTAGCTGTGTTGTTCTGTGTATTGGTGCGTCGCTTGCCTTTCTTCTGAATCTGTACGGAGATGGGATACTCTAACTCAATCTGACCTAACATCTTCATCATGTTGTCCAGCCCTTCCCGATTGTCGATTGTCATCTCTACACAATCGGTCGCTAGTCTTTCTTTACTTAGTGTTTTCATCGATCACCCTCATGATATTTTTTATTCTGTCTTCTACTTTTGTATGCCGATTGTCTGCCACCTTCTGTGCTACCAGGTCATAAAACCAGTCGCTATCTAATAACTCCTCTATAATTTTTTTACACTTGGATTCAATGTCATCCTCTTTCCTTGCTGTTCTGAATACTAAATCGTTCATGCTGCCCCTAATATTTTCACCCGTTGCTGACT